TCTTCTATGGCCATGGAGAAGGCAGGATTTTCTATTACCTGGCGGGCTAACTCAGCCATTTCCGAGTCTTTCATCAGGCCCCTCCTTCGATCTTGACATCAAAATCTTTTCCTCCAATTTTCCCCTTTATCCTCCGCGGCCTACCTGGACGCTTACCTGTCTGCCCAGGCAGGGACAGGCCTGCCTGGGCAGACAGGTGCCGGCCAGGCACGGGTAGGCTGGATCCAATTTTTAGCCCTATCTCGGTATTTGCCTTCAATGCCGCGATCTCTAGATCGTTCTTGTTCGCCATTTCCGCAACTATCAGGTCTTTGTGGATTTCTGCTGCGCGAATCTCTGCCTTAAGCCGCTCGACCTCCATCTGCGCGGCAATAAGCTTGTCTTGCTCGCTCGGGCCTTCCGGAGCTTGTTCAACCGTATCGGGATCAGTCCAAAACAGATTAGGATCGCGGAACCCAATAAGCTCCGCGTACATGGATACGGAATTGTAGATATTCTTGGCGGTGACGAGTGTTCCAAGCCCCCCCGCCTGTACGGCAAGCTGCTGTTGATCAATGATTTCTTTCATAGAGGCCGCATTTCTTCCGGAGGCGCCACTACCCAGCCCAACATTGGTAATCGTATCCGCCATGCTGCTCCATTCGCGCGGATCAACGGAGATAAATTTATTGCCCAGCCGGAATTCTTGTGGGGGATTCTGGTGATCGCGCGCGATCTGAACCACAATTTTGAAGATCTCCTTGAGAGTAATCTCGGCGAAAATTCTTGCTATCCCTTGTACCCTGCTATCTCCCGTCTCGGCCGCGATTACGGAGGCGACTGCGCCGCCGGATGCCGTTCGCGCAATGACATCCGCATCAACCTTCTGCCCAAGGACGCCAGTTCGGCTTTGTAATTGCTCCCTCAGCTCTCCTTTAACGGCTAGCAGATCCGATGCAATGAACCCCGGCTGCTCGAATCGCAATGCCCCCGCCGATCGCTCGAATATCGGCTCTCCGGGTCCGGCGGACATGAGAGATTCCAGGTTAACCAAAGGCCCGGATGCGCCTTCAAGCACTATCGGCCGCTGATGATTCGAAAGGTAGATATTGTTCAGCAACTGGCGCTGCAACTCAGAAGAAATGAGTTGCAGGGACATGGTGAGGTCAGCCTCACTCTTGCCAAGCCATCTGTGCGGCTGCGGCATCGGAGAAAAGCAGGCATATCCGATATGCTTAATCCGCTCATTCATATATACCTTCGATCCAATTCGGATGATCCGCCGGCGCTCGGCTATGCCATCATCATCAAAATCGATCCGTACGCTGCAATCCTTCACCACCACGCGCTTCATTGCCGGATCTAATGGCTGCGTATAGCGGTAGAAATCGGAGAGATCTTCATCCCTAGCCAATTCCTCGTCATTCCAATCATCTTCGCCGGCATCCCCCTCAGGCTCGTCATCTAACCCGATTATTCCTCTCTCACGCAGAGCCGATAGGCTCATCCTTGAGCGATGCTGCACAAAATCAGCATCGGCAACGGAAATCGATTTGTGGTCGGAATTGACGTAAAAATCCTCCGGGGGGATGACCTCAATCACGATATCGTAGCCAGGATCAGCAGGCAGGACCTCCGCCTCGAAAAAGCCATCGGATGATGGCGCAACAGACATCACATCGCCTTGCGCCGAGAGCAGTGTGACTTGCTCCTCGGTTAGGCCTCTGTACTTCTCCGGCTCGGGGCGTATTTTCTCCGCATAGATCTTCACGATGGAGTTCTTCTGCAGAAGCGCATCGTGCAGAAGATTGAGAAGGATTTCGAATCCATTGTTGCGGCGAAAGAAAATGTAGTTACAGTACTGCGTTTTCTGCTTCGCGCTCTCTATGTCCTCCTCGCTCTCCGGTAGGAATTCGACGATGCTTGCGGATGAGGTGAAAATCTTGAGAAGCTCGGTCTTGAGCCACTCAATCGTATCGAAAGTCTCCGAGCTTACAAACTTCGACCAGTTCTTCTGCTCATTTCCGTATGGCTCTTGGTTGTAGAATTCGATTGCTCTGGCCCGCTCTCGCGAGACATCATCCATCCGGGTTGAGATAGCCGATGCCTCCCATGAATCCAGAATGGCTATTACTTCTGATTCTTCGAGTCCCTTGGGAGGTGAATCAGAATCCAGTGGATTGGAAAGGATCAACTCATCCAACGACTCCCTGCCCACCTGAGGATGGACGATTGATAAATCTGCGTAATCAGGCGGCATCGCCATACAGAAGGATTCTACTCGCTCACGGCCTCATAAGTCATCTCAAAAATGTCGGGCTTGCACGCATAGTGCTCACTCTTCACGCCGCAAATGATCCAGTCGCCTGGGACGACAAGATGCCACCCCTCAAGCGTCTTGATTGCCCCCATTCCTCCTGCCTCTGCCTGAGCGGCCAGGCAGGTCTGTATGCGGTCCGGAACTGGGTAGACTACTTTTGGGTGGTCGCCCGGCTTAAACCATTGCATAGCTTCAACTACCACAGGCTTCTTCCGGAATTTCGGCATGGCTACAGTCCTCTTCCATCGCCTTGCGGACAGCCAAGCCCCAGGCAGATGTAATCCTCTCCCATAATAGTTTTATGTCATCAGTCCCCTTGACTGGAGGGCTTCGGCCATACAGAAGGATTTTACCATCCGGATCCTCGCCCACTATAATGCAGCGCATTATAGACAATTCGCCTCTTTCCAGCTTGGAGGCAATTGCCCGCAGAAACCCTGGGATGCCCTGGTCAGCTAGATAGACCCGCTCTGCCTGAGCAGACAGGCCTGCCTGGCCAACAGACAGGCGACGGTCGATTGGTCCTTTCCGCATTTACTTTTTTGACCATGACAGATATCAGGCTCCGCAAGCAGAGCTTCCATCCTTCGTGATCCTCAGGCTTTCGTGCACCGCACAAAGATTACCTATGAGGGTCTTTACGCGCTGATCGTCATACTCATTCGGCCCATTGTCCAATAAGTCACCAAGTGCAATACGCACTTCATCAGTTAGCGTTTCAATTAAGTCATGCGTGATGATCCTCATATAATCTCATCATCCATTTTTTGCCCCCTTGGCAGACAGGCCCTCTCTAATTCCCTTGATGGGAAGGCAATCCGGCATACCTCCGGGTACTGCCTCTTGAATATCCTTTAATCTTTTAAGCTCCTTCTCACATACATGAAGTCGAGTGCTCAGGTCGGCCATAAACTTTAGCATGCCATCCTGCTCTCGCATGCAGCCATCTAGATCCGCCCGCATCTTAATCCATCCCATAATTACTCCAAATTACTCCAATTATCCGAGGCATACACGATGCGGGGGACGACCGACCACTTATTCACTATCGTGCGGTCCTCAATATCACTGTCGGCGAGGTGCCAGACAAGCGTTTTGGCGCACCGAAACTTAATCTCAACCTGCAGGCCTGCCTGGCCGGCAGGCAGGCCTGGCGTGCTCTCTCCGGATTCCTCTTTCATCATACCCATTCTCGTCTATGCTTGTTCATAAATTTATTATAATCCTCTCCAGTCCTGGCCGCAACCTCCGCATGCCGGAGGCTCATTATCCCTATTCTTGTGGCGTCTAAGAGATCATCATGAATCTTCTGCACCAGGCCCTCCTTGCGGTGATACTGCCTATACTCCTCAAACCACATCAAACATGAAGAGAATATTTTCAGGGTTCCCAGCTCAAAGCGCTCGCGCACAAGCTCGAGCCCGGCCTCAAATCCATAGCCCCCCTCGGGAAATGTCGCGTGCTTGGGAAGCATGTTCAGCAAATGATCGCGATATTGGTTTGCGATCTCCTCCCCCGATCCAGGATCATGCTTGAGCGCATCATGCGGCCAAGCCCACGGAAGCGTCTTGCCCCAGGCCCTCAAACGAGAAGCATGCTGATAGATCAATTGCCTTGACTGGCGATACTCGGCAATCACATAAGCAGCGTCCGTGTCACGATCCCAGGCGATCTTAACGGCCGCCGTAGGATGATCCCACCCGATGTCCATCGCACCGAGAAGCGGCCAATGCGCGGGGATGGCAAATGGCTCGCAACGGATGTCGGCCTCGGCCGATAGGTACACCAGCCCGGAACCGAGGAAGGGGATAGCTCGAATCCTAGCATCGCGCTCGTGCTCGGGGATTCTGGCCTCGGCAAGCTTGCGCTCTTCCGGGGAATAGTGCAGCGCATCATCGAGCGTCATGCGGGTCACGCTCGACCCAGGCGGCTCATCGATTGTCAGTCTGCGAATGAGCGCTGTCTGCCCAAGAAGCGGGGTCATCGTCACCATCATCAGGCCATTTCTCGCTTGCAGCCGGACAAGGCCCTCAGAATAGAGGCCTAGCTCCAATTCCTCATCCGCCCAGATCCCATCGAGAGTCTCAGAAGCCCAATTCTCCCTCCCCTTGCCGTAAGTTTTGAATTTCAGGAAAGAGCTTCTCCCGGAAGTATGCCGGATCTCCGCATGGTCAAGGAGATCGGCCACCCCACGAGCCGGGGATACCGAAATGATATCGCCATGAGGGATAAATCCCGTCCCCGGATGGCCGATGGCCCCGAACAAAAGGCGCTGAGGAGTATCACGCGTGCTCTCACCGGATTCCCCCGCACACCACCAGCGCACAGGCTCAGCGAATACTCGCCCCGTCCACCAAGGGGGATATCGCCCAGTAAGATGCATCGCTACTTCGGCCGCGCCCGCCGTGCTCTTACCGGATTGGTTGGCCGCGAGCAAACAGCGCTCCACTGCTCGAGCACCGGCCGCGTGAAACTCAATCTGCTTCGGGTGGGGCGAGTAGATTTCGAGCTTCCGACGCTCCAACTCCATCCGCAGCTCCGACTCCAGTCTCTTGCAGAGATATTGCCGCCTGCCTGCCTGAGCAGGCAGGCTGAGGCTCGATTGCCCTAAGCTCTTCGAGGATCTGCCTGATTTCATCAGTGGATAGGGCCGCGACACCTACGCTGGCGTTTACCGTGCTCTCGACCTTGGAGCGCCAGCCGAATCGGTTGGCCATTGTGAGGCCATAGGTTGCCGAATGAAATCGCTCGGCGTTGAGATCCTCGCGCCCCTTCTTCTCCCACCAAGCTTCGGCCAGGCACCTTCCATGCTGCAATGCAAGGTGAAACTCCTCATGCACCTTCTCCCAATCGGTCATATTCTCTTTCCATACTCCTAAATCGGCCGCGACCTCATTGAGACTTGCTCCGCCTCGCATAAGCTCGACAGCCCGCTCGCACATCCATCGCCGATATTTCGTCGGCCGGCCTATCTTCTTCATTCCTCCAGCCACTTTCTCACCATCCGTAGGTGCCCTGTTTGTCCGCTATCCAATTCCATATCGATTATCCGATCGCCCTCATAGACTAGCGTAGCCTGCCAGCTTCGCACCGGCGCCAAGTCAACACGATAACCCGTCCACACCACGATCTCTTGATCGCCTCCTGCTTGGCGAATAACAGTCTCGACAGGAAATTCTAATTTTTCTTCCATGGGTGCGCAGTTCGGAAAACTCTTATTCCTTGCCCTCCATGGGCGGATTTGACCACTTGCTAATCATCTTGCGATGCCCAACCTCAGACCCCGCTGGGGCTAACTCCCTATCGATAATCAAGGCATTTTCCCAAACGAGAGTCTCAGCGTACCTGTCTGCCCAGGCAGGCCGCAGTGAGGGAGAATCAGAGCGATCGGCCGTCGAGACTCTAATCCGTCGGCCATCGCAACGACTAATGATGGCGTATAAGCAGTCGACCTCGCGTACCACGCTCCCTGTCTGCTCACCTGTCTGCTCACCTGTCTGCTCAGGCAGGTCGGGAGATTCCAGTTTTTCTTCCATCTCTATAGAATATTTGATATCCTGCCTCCAAGCAAGCAAAAAAATATCGAGGCATCTATGATGGAATCATACCGCAGCACCATGACCGCGGCCCGCCGCAAATACCTCTCCGCTGCTCTGCGAAAATGCAAGTGGGATATCAATAAATGCTCCGAGATTAGCGGCCTCACTCGAGCGCGCATCTACCAACTTATCAAGGAACTCGGAATCTCCAAGCTCCGCCACCTGTCTACTCAGGCAGGAAGGCCCCCAGCACCAGGCCATCCGACCAACGGAAACGGCTTCTTCCGAATCGACGCCTAGCTTGCCTGCCTGGGCAGACAGGTGGCGGACAGACAGGTCAAGCAACATTACGAAAATTTAATATTAAATCTTTGTAATGTTAGTCAAAAAAACTTGACAAACAATCTTCCGTCTACTATACTGATTCTAGAAGCTAGAGATGGTGATCGAAAGAGAATCCAAGCACCTAGCCTCCTAAGATGGCCCCGCAAGGGAACCTTAGGATGATTGGCCAAGCAGTCCAGGGCCAAATGCCAAAGCAGATTCCAAAAAGTCTGCTTCGGCGGTGCCGCCAGGACACCGAAAATTCCTGGTCTTTAATAGGAGAGTGGAAATGAAATGCAATCATCATGATGCCCCGAAAGTCGGCAAATCCAAGAAATGCCTAGTTTGCCACCTTATATCGATTCCATCATCGCCAAAACCGATGGGGAGCAAAGAAGCCAACAAGCATCGTAGTTGGATCGTGGTGGGACAGGCCATCTAAATCGTAGCACAGAAGGCCCTCCCTGAGGGCCTTCGATGATGCGATTCAGACCTGCCTGCAGCAGGCAGGCATCACACAAACAAGATAGAGGAGAGAGAAATGATATCTTTAAACCATTATTATGCTGATGAGATCGAGAAAAAAACTGGAATACGAGTAACATCTGTCGAGCAGATCATCCAGTACCTTACGCATTACGATCCGACGTTCATTCCGGAAGAGATCCCCGAACCAGCAGTAAGCTGCTGTGAAGGGCTATGGGGCGAGGAATGGAAAGAGCATAGGGAGAAATACCATAGCAAGTAAATCGTAGCACAGAGGGGCCAGGATGGCCCCTCGATGGTGCGATTAGCGCATCGATAAACTAAATAATACTGAGGAGATTAGAAATGCCTCTGATACGAGAGTACACGAACAGCCAGCTTAAATTCATCCGCATCAAAGAAGCTTTTGTTGCACAGCACTATTTGGCGAATCGAGGCCTAATGGACTCTGACATCCTGACCAAGATTGCCCAGTATGGCATCGATAATAAGATGTGGAAGGACCTATATGAAATCGCCGCTAAACATGGCTTTAAGCAAGAGGCGGCCAAGGAAGAGTATGCGGATCATGCGGCAGCCGAGCTTCAAGACTTCTGCCGGGGCATGGTGCCGGCGGAAGTTGCGGAGTAATCGTAGCACAGAAGGCCCTCAAACGAGGGCCTTCGATGATGCGATTCAGGCCTGCCTGCAGCAGGCAGGCATCACACAAAATGGAGCCGAGAGAGAAATAATGGGCAACTATCGTCGGGGAATATACCTCGTAAACGATAATGTTATCGATGCAAAACGCGCATTAAACAGTTGGGCCGAAAAGAATTATCGACAGAAACTCTATACCTTCCCGTCCGGGGAATACTACATGGAGTATTTGAGCGATCATCAAGGTTTACCTGATTTCATGCGCCATCTCCCAAAAAAAGAGGCGGCTCAGTGGCTTATTTTTAATGAGTACTCGCTCCCGGAGGATTTGGCTTAGGCGGTGAAGTCAGGGCACCGAGAATGGCACATCAAATGCCGCACAGAGGAGAGAGAAATGAAAGACCTTAACCAATACATCAGCAAGCTCAGCTATCGATTCAGCTTTGATGCAGCGCAATACACGAAGGACGAAGGATGGGGCCGAGAGAAGTTGGCTCTTGTGGCCATCTTCGATGTGCCCGTGGCCGTAGGTTGGCGCCCTAGAGGCCGCCGTGAAGCTTCCTGCTGATTTACCGAATACGCCAGGATTCGAATTCATCGGCATCTTTCGCGATGAATCTAAGAAATTTCGGATGATAGAGAGATTGTGCATCGTGCAATTGAATGCGCTCGGCTGCCGTAGCGCTTATGATTTAGATGGGGTCCCAATTTACCAACAGCTCATAGGTTGGCGCCCACGGCGATACATGTGCGAAGGAGAGAGAAAATGAGCAAATATCGAATGGATGATGGCTCAATCATCGATACTGAGAGAGCATCAGGCAATTGGTGCGAGGATAGCTTTTGGAATGGAAGCAACCATATTTCCCGTGCAACTGGTGGGCAATGGGACCATCAGCGACTATATCGCTCACGGAAAGGACGGTATTACATAGAGCATACTAATAATTGGGAAGGCTCGCGGAATCATGTGGAATGGGCCTCCCGCGAAGAGGCGGCCCGATGGCTCCTATCGCAGAGCCACGATCTTCCAGAAGATTTGGCCGAGCTTGAAGCTCAGATAGTCGAATAGACTTTAGCCAGAACACTTAAGCGGTTGGATCGAAAAACTGAGGCGGAGACATCCCATGGAATTTGACGCAAAGCAATATATCGAAAATATCGAAAAATACAGGTGGAGCGCCGAGAAAATCGAGGCTGTTGGGCTATCCGGCCTCTCGAGCGAAGATGAGCGAGCCATCCGCGAATTATTCGCGAATCCAAAACAGGCAGAAGATGCACTATATGAAGTACAGCTATGGTGCTGGAATGCAGCACAAAAAAGTGCATCTTCTGGATTTTTTGAAAATCCGGAGGAAACGGAGGAAACGAAACATGATGAAGAACATAATCATATCAATCTGTCTGCTGGCCTGCTTGGCCAAGCAGGCATGGGCAGTTTGCCCCTATGATTCTCGCTGCCTCGACAATCCGTACGGTAGATATGGGAATCCATACAGCAATGAATCTATCTCAAATCCATATGCGAGGAATGCACCGAAGATTTATGGAGCCGATGGCGAGTATCTAGGAAGATTTAGCAGCAATCCCTACGATCCAGAATCAATATCGAATCCTTATGGCAAATATGGAAATCCCTATGGCTCCCTTTATCCTCGATGATTTCTTGGCACGCCGGGAGGCCCAAGTGATCCGCCTTCCGGCAACCGCCAGGATACAAACTTGCCCTCAGGACTCCTGGCCATGGAAGGACGAAAGCGAGCGGCAATTAAAGGAATTGGGGCCAAAAGCATTGGCAGCCAGCCCTGTCTACTCAGGCAGGCAACCTAAAGGCAAGCGGCCCCCTCCAATCATGGAAGAGATCCTGGCCGCGAATCGCTCAGCGAAACCTTTCGGTTTCCGCGCACGCCCCTGCCTGGCGGGCAGACAGGTGCCTGCCCATATATCTGGGGCTGATCTGGATTAAACATTTTATCTGAGGATTGCGCCATGAGATTTAAGTCTTCCATTATTTTCAGGCTACTACGGAATCTTATCTCTGAGATGAGATCCGAAAAGATTAGGGCCAAATATATCGATACCCTTGAAAATATCACGGAAGACCTTGAATGGCTTGAGCGCCAGCAAGAAGAGCATGAACGGACAATGAGGGACGCCCTTTGGAAACAACTTAACGCCTCGCCAAGAAACTCCTCGGGCATGTGATGACTGCTAGCATGCCCATTCCCAGGAGTGGTTTCTCCTAGCCACTCCTGGGCTTTTTAAATCAAAACATTCGCACCTGCCGGCAGGCAGGCGGAAAATGGGTTTTTAGGCCGCACCCGACATTCAGTAAAAATCGGTGGATTTTTTTGGCTGGCAGGATAAACATAATGACCATCGGACAGAAAGCGGATTACGTGCGGTCGGCGATTGCCGAGGACCTGCCCCTGCCTGTTCGGCACCTGTCTGCTCAGGCAGGGACAGGTGGCGGGCAAACAGCTGCGCCGAAACGCACCAGCCACCAATGTCATTGGCCTGGGTGCGCGGTTGAGGTTTCCCCCGCCCAGTGGGGCTGCCGGGCGCACTGGTACCGGCTGCCGGCAGGCCTCCGCCGCAAGGTTTGGGTCGCATTCAGGCCAGGGCAAGAGATTAGCAAGACGCCCTCTCGGCGCTACGCGGAGATTGCACAGGAGGTGCGCGATTGGATCGTTGGACAGAAATGCGAGTGACTAAAACAGAAGCGCATAGGGCCGCAAAGGCACACCGCTGCCAATGGTGCTCCACATGGATTGATGTTGGCGCAACCTACCAGCGCTATCGTTTCTACAATCGTCTTGAAGCTAATACAGTGAAGATGCACCCGGAATGCTACTCAGCGATGCAAGAGGCGGCGCAGGACGAAGGCGGCTGGCTGGAATGGTCGCCAGGAGACAACCCACGCGGCTGTAATTGCAGGCACGATCCCGAATGCTGGCAGTGCCTGCCTGCCGAACAGACAGGCCTGTCTGCTACAGGCAGGGCAGGCCAGCCAGCTGCTCCGGCTCAGACACAATCGCACTGCAGGAGGAACCATGACGAACAGAGTAACGCACACGGCACCGGCGCGAATCTGGCTACAGGTAAGCGATGATCCCAACCACTCGCGCGAGCCGTTTCCGGAACCGAGTGCAGACCTAACTTGGTGCGCTGATTCTGTACTGGCCTGTGAAGTCGAGTATGTGCGCGCCGACCTGAGGCCGAGGCGAGAAGCGCGTAAGCCAAGGGTAGAAAAGCATTTTATGGGGATAAAAACTCAAGTAATTAAATTCAGCGAGCCTGAGGATAAAATGAAAGAATATCTAGGCGATGGTATAACGGCCATGGGATTAAATGATGGCAGCATTCTTCTAGAAACCGAGTATGAAGCAACAAACAACAGGATTGCTCTTTCTCATAAGGCGATCGGCAAACTGATACAATATGTACGCGATGTCAGCCCCGTTAAGAGAGAAGAAGATTACTCTCTGAATAATGGCATCTATGTCTCTATGCCAAGCAATCCTTCGAGGATTGTCCTTACATCAAAAGGGGTATCAATCCCTCTCGTATCAGAGGCATTCCACAAGCTCATGAGGCTCGCGGTGAAATTACCGGAATAAGAGCGAGGCCTCCTGCCCGCGGGATAATAGGTATCCCGTAGGCGCACCCTCGGAGGCCCTCGCTCCTTTCATCTTGCGGGATTAGCCCGCAGCTCGGCGGATTGACAGGCGGCCAAATTATTGGGCCACGGGCAGGTAAACGTAATCATGCCGGCTTCCACCGATATTTCCCGCTGGCATGCCGAAAGGCCTGCCCCTGCCTGGCGGGCAGACAGGCCGGCCTGATGAGCCTCCACCTGTCCTTGAAGCAGGGCGCACAGGATGCATATCAACCGTTGCGTTCTATCGTCGAGTTTCATGGCAAAAATGGGTTTTTAGGCAGGGTCCGACATTCAATGCAAATCTGCCTTAAATGCGAAGAATTGCGGCTTTTTCCCGCCCTGGCGATCGAATAGGCCAAATCCCTCATTTTTGGGGGATCCCAGGCCAGCTAGATCGAACCAAAATAATCCGGCGACATCCGGACTTTTTCTCGCTGCTTCATGCATCGCAAGGATCGTGTCCGCCGACAACTTCTTTCGCAGATCTGTTCCGTTATCGAATCGCCCCCATTCGGTAAATAGCTGCCTCTTTGGCAAGAGGCCGCGCGAGGTGAAGAGTTCGCGCACCTTACCTACACAGGATAGCCACTTCGCTGCTACATCGGCTCCAGAGGCCTCTAAGGCATTTGAGCAGGATGTGTTCGGCTTCGAGTAGAAATGCCAGCTCAGAAGATCCATCTTCTCATACCCGCCGGCATCTAGCAGTTTTCCCATGAACTCTAGACCCATACCGGCCACGGCCCCTCCGGCTATGAGAATATCTGGCCTTGCAGCCTTAAAGGTGTCGTATACCTTTTCCAGCAAATCGGCATAAAGCGCAGCATTTCTGCAGGGATGCCCAGGATCATCCCTGCATGCATCAATCCCTCCTAATCCAAAGCCAATATTCCATTCATTCCATACCTCGATATATCGAATGATTCGGGCTTCTGGAT